AATAATTTTAAGATAAACAAATAAATTAGTAAAAAAGTTTAATTATAAATCGATTCATCCCACTACCTTAAAGGACTAGAGGAGGTCTCGATTATTTAATTATTAAATTATGAACGATATGGAAAATGTCACCTTTGAGAATTGTGTTATAGGTGTGATAAAGTCATTTGAAGTTATTGGAAGCGAAGACCTAAAGAATCCCATCGTGTTTAAAGATTGCGTATTTGAGGATGGGGTTTCAGTTGAGATTAGAGTTAATCCTGATAGTATAGTTGAAGTAAATGGACTTAAGATGCGTGGAAAAAGTAATTTGAAGGTAAGAAAGGCATTAGATAAACTTCAAATAAATAACATCTGCATAGGCTTAAGATCTACTTTAAATTTAAACCCAAGAAATGAAACCGAGACTGAAGCATCTTTTACTAATTGCTGGGTTCTAAATGGATCTACTTGGACAATACTAGAGCCCCTAACTTATAAAAATAGGCAGATTGATGGAGATATAGTGTCGGCACCAGAGGAGGGAGGTTTCAGGATAATCTAAACAAACAAAATTATGAGCAACAAAGAAATAAAAGTAAAACGAGAAGAAACAGTAGACGGTAAGACTTTAAAGAGAATAGAATTACCACAGGGAGGACTTGGAGGTTTAGTAGAGTTCCCGGAATTAATATCACCTCTAAGTTTCATATCTCCAAACTGCACAATCATAGGTAAAGTAGAGGTAGAAGCTGGTGCAACGATAATGGATAACTCTAAGATTGAAGGAGAAGGGTTTATAGGTTCAAAGGCAGTTATTCAAGGCAGTAAAATCAAAGGGACGGTTAATATAATAGGTGCTGCAATTCTCCAAGGTTGTTTAATGGAAGGGGAGATTAACTTAATGGGTAGTGAGATTAAGGATGAGGCTATATGTATTAGAAAGAGTGATATAATTGGAGATGTGTATATTAAAGAAGGAGTTAGGCTTAATAAGTGTAAGTTTGAAGCTAATTTAGAGTTAAAACCTTCTGTAGAGCTTATTAAAACTGAGATAATAAACGATGGAGGTACTTGTGGAGTTGTGGATACTAATTCGCTTAGGAACTTACAAAAATACACCCTAGATTCAACCAATATGTTCAACAAAAATGTAACCGAGAATGAAAATGACTAAATATAAAATAGTAGGAGAGACCTTAATTGATACAGTTACAAATGAGGTAATAAAGGGAGTGAAGATACTAAATGCAGCAGAAGATTTGTATATAGGAGATAATGTAGATTTTGGTATAGACGTGGAAGTTACCCTATCTGATTCAGCAAAGGTTATTGACTCTAAATTTATCTCGGGAAGCAAGGCGGCTATAACAGATAATGCAGTAGTGATTAATAGTGAGTTTCAGTTTGATGGAGATTCAGTTATTAGAGTAGCTAGGAATGCAAAAGTATATAACTCAACACTAAGAGGGGATATTAAAGTTCTAGGGGCTACAGTAGTTAAGGATAGCAGAATCAAGGTTCCATTCTTAGCTCTCAGACTTGATAACTTTATAGAGAATGTAGAATTTATCAGCAACTCCCCAGAAGCTTGTCATGCGTTTGAAAAGTGTTACCTGAAAGATTGTAAGATTAGGTATGGTAATGAGCCTGGAGATGACAACAAGTATAGAGGTATTCATATGATAGAAAGTATTTTAATAGGTGTTGAGAATATTGGGGCTAGGTTTCCAGATCAAGTTAGAAATTCGCTGGTGATTGAAAAAGTCTATGCGGATGGAGATCAAATACAAGAAGGTACTATGGAAGTGTTTAAGGCTGATTTGACAGAAGATGAAGAGAAGTGGTAAAGCAGCTAGGATGAAGGAAGATAACCCTATTTGCTTTAAGGAGTCTAAGATTGAAGAAGCAGGGGTCTATCTATCTGAAGGTTCTTCTATAAGTGATAAATCTTGGGTAGTGGATTCCAGAACCTCTTTCGTTAATTATAGTGAGATAGGAGATAATATATTCTACCTGGACAGTGGCTTTATAATGGAGGAGGATTCTAAGTTTAATGGTAGTCTATTTTCAAGAGGAGGGGAGTCTAATTTACGCCTATTATCCACCAGTATTGATGCAAATGTGAATATACTTGGCGAATGTTATATTACTCTTTCAAATTCAAACATAGAGGGGAACTTCGTAGTGAGAGGTGAAGGTGGTAGACTTAATTGTGTGAATGTTAATATCCTTGGTAATGTGATAATTGAGCTACCTAAGAATTCATCCATAGACTTAGTAAATGTAGAGATTCATGGGGATTTGATTTTAGATAGTGTTAGTTATTTACGTATGGGAGAATGTTCGGTTTTTGGATACAACACTATAGTCAAGAAAGGAATAGGAGATTTGAGAATGGAAAAGTGTCACTATAATAACTCTGGGTACAACGAATATAATTTAACAACAGATACAGTATGGAAGGAGAAAATAGAGGGAAGCAAGCACATATAGTTGATAAAGGCTGGTATTACTTAGATAAGACTTTGGTTGGTGGTGAGTCACAGAATTGTTTTGCCGCTATTGATAAGTCTACAGATTATGTTATGGGTTATTTCTCAGAGTTAGCCAAAGTAGAGGAAGGAGCTAAAGTTAGAGATAGCTTACTGTATGGAGAAGTGTTTGTGAGTAAGGATTCAACCGTGCTTAATAGTAATATTGGCAATCCTGATGGTGAATCTATAGTAATCATTCAAGGTAAGTCTAATATTGCATACACTACTATCAGAACCAATATTGTTAGGAGGAATTCACAGGTATTTATCATTGATTCTAAAGTTGAACTAGCTACATTTAGAGTTAGATCTGGGACATTAACAATAAGAAACTCTACAGTAATCGGTGCCAACCCTCCCTCAATAACAACAGACATAGGGCAATCTAATAAGTTTCTAGATAGTGGGATTATTGTGGATTCTTTAGTATACTTGGGAAATGATAATAACTTGAGCATTGGAGACTATATCATTAGCAATAGCAAGGTTAATTTAGATGTTTTAGATGGTAGGTTTCACAGGTCTAGAATTATTAGTGATGTGATCTGCCTAGAGAAGAAACCAATGCAAATCAGCTTACCAATAGTTAATAACAGATCAATATGAAACTAGACTTAGAAGACAAGAAAGTAGTAGATGGAGTTACGGTATATAGACTAATTGTAGATGGAGTAAGTTGGGGACATGTAGAGAGTTTAAAGAATGTAGGTCCAGAAGCTAAGGTTTTAACGGGTTGTGTAGTCATGGGAAATGCTTATGTAGGTTCAGGTCATGTAAGGGGTGATTCTAAGGTAAGCGGAAATGTTCAAATATCTGGTAACTCTATTATACATAACTCAAACTTAACTGGGAATGTACAAATAGATAGGGGATGCTTAATTGACAACTCTTCTATCTCAGGGAATGTAATGGTAGTAGGTGGAACTAAGGTAGAAAATTCCATAATAGACGTTGAAGATGGAGCCTTAATACTATCTGAAGAGACTTACGTTGGAGATAGCTGGCTTACAAAATCAGGGGTTTACTCAGAGTTCAATATCAACAAAATTAACGAAAAACAAGAAGAATCATGACAGAAGAAAAAGTGTATATCAACCCAGAAGAGACGCTAAAGTTTACTGAGAATGGTGGTAGTTATAAAGTAGAGATGCTGCCGAAACATGAACTATACTACACAATTAGACATAAGTTTGGGGGAAGTGTGGAGGATCCTAAATGTATGGACTATAACTCTTGGATAACTTCTGGGGTTCATGTTTCTAAGAATTCAAGATTATCTAACACTCAAATATACGGTGAATCTAATAATGAGCTGAATAAGGGATCTCTATGGGTATCGGATAACTCTACTCTAACGGACTGTATTATTGAAGCTGGAGGGGGTTATTTAAATAGGCTTAAGAGGTGTAACTTATCAGGCGTAAAATCATCAGGTTCATTTGGAAGAGAGGCTGCTGGATTAGAGTTTAGGGATGTTTGTATGATAGGGAATGTTTTAATCAGCACTATAGGAAGAGGGAGATTGCTTAGGATGAATAATGTAGATGCTAGGGGAGTTCTTAGATTAAGTTTAGTCCAAGCAGATAAGTCTAAGGTTGAAATTACAGACTCTATCTTTAATGGGAATATAATGTTGGAATTAGATGCGGAGAGTTGGGATACTGATGTTCATATAAAGGATTGTGGATTTACAGGGGATTTGATTGTAAGCGTAAAAGAAAACTTAGAGAACAAATGGCACAAATAAAGATAGATCAATACGACAGGAAGGATTTTAAAGATCATAACGGAGATAGTATAGGGCTTGTATATAGAGTGGTTAATAAGGAGACTGAAGAAAAGGGTGGATATGTGAGTCTGACTGTTAGATTTAGTGGAGATAGCTGGGTTGAAGAAGGAGCTACTATATTCCACGTTAATGATAATAATCCTGCAACAACCCTTAATCTCAATGACACTATAGTTAAGAAAGGTTCTAGAATTGAGTCCCATAGAGCAGCAACATTAGTGGGGTGTGAGATTTATGGTTCTTTACAAATGGGGGTATCAGAAGGTTATGCCCTAGAAGATCCAATAGTTCCCATAAGACTCGACAATGTAAGGATTAGAGGAGGAAGCAGTTTAAAATTATTTGGTGAAGGCTTTATTGAGGTGATTGATATGTGTTTAGAGAAGGAGGCTATGGTGGATATTTCTGATTTTGAGTCGATAATAATAAATGACATGTATATCGAGAACTCTGACATAGGCTTATCTGGAAACAGTGAACATATAGAAAGATTAATGATAGATGGGTTTGGATTATCCTCTGCTTGTCTATTTCAGGGTGTATCATTATATAGAGATGTAGTAATTAGTGATGTTCATTTTAGTGGAGAGGTGGATATTAAGCTAGACGAAAAGTATGATGAAACGTTAGGGAATCTATTAATGACGGGAATAAGATATCCAGAAAGCTCTAAAGAAATCAACATAATCCTAGACGAGAAGAACATAATAATAGACAAGATAAGATGAAAAATATAGCAGAGGAATTAAGCAAAGAACTCCCAAAAGAAGCACTCCAACCTATTCCGGGAAAACCATACCTAACTTCAATAAAAGGGATATATGTAACTGAGAGATTTAATGAGGTATTTGGAGTAGGCGGTTGGAGAGTTAAGGTAGAATTTGTGGAGAGAAAAGATGAGGCTGTTGTAGTAAAGGTTATATTTGAAGTTCCAGACAAAGGTATCTACTATGAGTGCTATGGAGGGAATAACAATAAAGACCTTGGAGATGCGTATAAAGGAGCTACAACAGATGCATTAACAAAGATAGGGAGTTATTTAGGAGTAGGTTTAGAAGTGTTTAAAGGTAAGGTAAATCTAATCTCCAATGACGACTTAAAGAGAAAGATTAGCAGTTATAAAACAAAGAATGACTACCAAGAGCTGAAAATGTATTCATTAACAGACAGTCAGAGAGAGTTTGTAGCATCACAGTTTAATAATTCTAAAAAGTAAAGTTATGGGAATGTCTAAGGAATACTTTACGCAGCTACAGGACGAGTTTGCAAATAGGGTAGCTATGGTTGAAGAAGGATATTTATCACCACTAGATGCAGCACTTGAGTTTAGAAAGGAGCAGGAGATGTTTGAGGAATTGATAAAGAGTCGTAAGGATTGGTGTAACACTTTTTCAACCCAGATAGCAAATGAAGCAAGTGATTATGGAAGTGATGGATATAAAGGATATAAGTTTGAGAGTAGGGTTAATACAAGATACGACTACACTGACTTAGAAGAATGGATGGAATTGAATAAGAAACTAAAGGACTATGAGGCTATGTGTAAGGAGAACTACAATGATCCTAAGTATAACGGAGAAGAGAAGCCTAAGGTAATTCATTCAGACAGACACTTGAGAATCAGTAAAATCAAAGGGTATGGGCAGGGTAGAGAAGAATGAAACATGTACACTAAATAATAACCTCACACTCTACAGGTACTACAATGATGATGGAACTACAGGAGGTTGGGTTAGGTGTGAGGAGACTGTGGTGGATAGTTATTTAGGAGAAGAGGTTTATATTATTAGTGAGGAGGCCAGGGTCATAAATTCATCTATCTACTCAAAATCTATAATACAAAATGATACAGTAATAGAAGGGTGTGGGATAGGTAGGATTAATGTAACTGGAGAGAGTACTGGAATTAGGCTTATAGGCGTTAATTTAGTTGAGGTTATGTTTGCCGGTTGTGAGAATGTAAGTATTGTCGAATCTGGTTTTAAGGAAGAGGGGATTAGATTTGTAGATGTTAAAAGTTTTCTAGCTAATAATTGTAACTTCTTATCTAATGGAGCTATAAAGAATTGTAAGAATGTTGTACTAGTGGATTGTGAAATTAGAACAGAACTAGATGACATTAATACCTTTATAGCCGTAGAGAGTGAGTCAGATAAAGAAGGATTATGTACATTTAGTGAAGAGTGGAATAAAGTAATAGTTAAGAATGATGGATACGACTAAGTTTTTAAGGTTACTGCTGGAGGATGAGGATGCAAGAGTATGGAATGATGGGATAGATTATGAAAGTGATGATGCTGAGTTTCTCCATTCTGTATTCTCTACTTGTTTTATAGACTGGACTAGGGAGGATTTATTGAGCTGCTTTGATGATAATACGGAGCTTTACACGGCTAATGACTATACTAACAACTATTTCATTAAGTACAAAGGGGAGCTTAGATATGGTTCTATTGTGGATCCCTATAGTATTTTTATTGCGAGTGATGTTGCATTTTTAGATGATTACTTTAGCTCAAATAGGTTTAAGAATCTCACCATCATTAACTCAAAAGCTGTAATCAATAACCCTCTCTTATCCACTACTATTTCTATGGGTGATTCTTCTGAGGTAAATATAATCAATAAAACAGGGACAAATGGTGGTTGGAGTAGGGTATGTTTAAATGTAATATTCTACCAGTCTGTTGAATCGGATCGAGGGAATAAGTTTAGCATGACGTCTGAAGTAGTGGATAAAGTTTTAGAGCAGATAGACCTTACCTTCCTAGATGATTGTAGTAACTCTGAGGTGGTGATTGATCTAGAAAAGTATTATAAGGTACATAGATTGAATATTAGTTTTGGTGGATCGACTAGAGATAATATGGTGGAACTAATAAATGTACCAAAAGATGTAACAGTAAATACGATCGGTGATGGATCATATAATAATAAAGTGATCGTAAATAATAAGCTTCACACAGATCCCACTTATTTAGCATGTTAAAAAAAAAAAGAGATTATGAAAGATACGATGAATAAAGTAGCCTTAGAGTTAGAGGGTGTAAAGCTCGAGGATGTAACTTATTTTGATAAACACTATAAATCCCAAACCGACTATGACTGGGTGAGTTTGTATGCACTTGGAGTTCACGGTATAGATTGGAGGTTAGGTGGAGGGTTTATAGAGAAGTGTTTCAAGAGGACAAAGACATTGAGAAGATACAAAGGTCTGATGAAGATTAACTGGAAGGGGGAGTATGAGATTAATGGGGATACTAAACCTCTTAACTTTCTTCATTTCGTAGGATCAGATGTTAGTATTAAGTGTTACAGTGAGTTGTGGGAAAGAAAGCTTAGAATGATTGATGTGGTGGGTTCTAATCTTACAGTTGATCATTTGTTTGCAGCTTCTGGTTATGATATTTTTGGTGGGTCTAAGGTGGTAATTAATAATCTAGTCAAGAAACCTCACCCAGGAAGTTATACAGAAATTAGAGTTACGCTTACCTCCAGGAGTGAATTAGGGAGTACCTTCGAGTTGAGTTCAAAATACAAAACAGATACTCCACTAAGACTTAATATAATAGCATATAGTTCAAACAATAAAATAAAGCTGGATTTAAAGAATATACCTAATGCATCAGTTTATATAGAGTTTTGTCACATTCCTGGAAATATAGAAGCTAAAAATAATATAGCTGAGATTAAAGGAGTACATAACCCAGATAATATAAAGATAGAAATGAAAGGAGAAGAATCGAACAAAGTAATACCATGGACAGAGAAAAATTGATAAGAGTTGTTTTAGAGAGTGAGGAGGAGTTGTATTTAGAGGATATTAGAAGGTTACAAGAAAAAGATTACCCTGATTCCTTCTTTCTTACTGAGCTTGGTACAATAGTAGAAGACATAGACTGGAGTATAGGAAGTCCTGCTAGTAAGTGTTTTGAAGAGAATGAAATAGTAAGATCACCAGAAGAGGACTACAAAGGTTCTTATAGAGATACTTCAAGGGAGGTTGTTAGATTCATTAATTACAGAGGAGAGATTACAAATTTGACTATAGAGAGGAGAGATAAGGCGGTAGAGTTTAGAGCTTCTGATGTAACTATCTCAAAAGACTTCAATGAATATAAACCGAAAATTAAAACTTGTGGCAGTAAGGTCGTGTCTAATATGTATGGGGGTTTTACGGAGTGGTTAATAGATTCTAACAGTGACGTGAAAATTGTGAATCTTAGTGAATCTTGGAGCCCAGTTGATGATATTTTGATTTCAGTAGTTGGAGATAATTCAGAGTTTGTGTTTCGTAATGAAGTTTTTCTAGAGACTAGGATCAATGTTACTTTGGTTTTGTATGGAGAGAATAATAAGGTAATAATAGATATGGATAACTTTGGGATTAGATCTGGAGTAACGCTAAAGAGAATGTCGTTTGCCAAGAATAATGAAGTAGTAGTAAGACACATGGTTCCAGAGTTTGTTGTTAAAACCGAAAAGAACTTAACAGATAATAATAACACACTGAAAATAGAAAGAATACATGATGACTAAAGAAGAATTGTGTAGAAGGGTTGCAGAGTTAGAGAATGTTGATCTGTTTATTGTAGATGAGATGGCGTACACTGGAAACTTAAATGATGCACTGAGGGTTCTAGCTAAGTATAGAGGGGAGGTTGTAGGTAGTTTGTTTGGTGAGAATGAGATACTTGTTTTAGATGAAGGTACCAGGAATTGGAAGTTTTGGAGAGCGTTCAACTATAATAAACCTGAGATCTCACTAAAAGAATATCGAGACAGTAAGTTCTTTGGTTTCTTTGGGAGTGAGACTATTATTAAGGATGTAGCTTTTCATGAGTTTGTAGCTTTTGTATTGCATGATAGTATAATAACAGCTCACCTAGGAAATAACTCTAGTGTACATCATTACGCCTTAGATTCTGATAGTGAGCTGCATGTGGTTAATGGGGCTGTCACTCTTCCTTCGTATCTTAGTTTTGCAATGGAGGGGATGGGGAGTAAGTTAACCTTTAGATCAAATACAGCTCCAGAGAAAGATTTCAGGTTAGATATAGAGATTGCCACTCACTTCAATACGCTGGATATAGACCTGATGAAATTTAGGAAAGGAGTTGTAGATTTAATGATGCATGGTGGTTGTAAGGGTTGTAGAATTAACATAAACGCTAGGTATCCTTATAAATCAGTAAAGCTCGGTATTAATGGCGGTAGTGAGATGTTTGAAGATAATGAGATAATAGTAAACGGAATTAGACAGTATGAACAAAGAGAAAATAATACGGGAGCTCTTACAGGATAATAACATTGAGTTTGATTTTATTAGGAGTTTAGAGAGGAGAGGATCTGACTTTGACTTTGTGAATCTAGCCTTACAAGCAAAAACAGATGACATGTCTAAGGTCTACCCACATTTCGGAAAAGAGTTTGTCATATGGGAAGTTCCGAAAACCGTTCCTAGTGGCATTATGATTAACTTTGATGGACATGTTTCAAGTGTTCCTAGATTATTTACAAAGGACTTAATCGATAAACTCTCTGCTCTCTATATTCATAATTGTAACGTTCAGAGTTTTAGTGGGTATAAGAGTTGGTTTGTTGAAGCTTACACAGCACTTAGAGATAGTAACTTGAAGCTTTGGGATTTTAATTTTTCAAGGAAGGGTTACTCTCTAGCTGGTGATACTACTTTAGAAATCTTGAATGTAAAACCTCTAGTAACTCCCTACGCTCTAAGATTCAATATCCTCAGGTCTAACAACGTGCTTAATATATCTTCTAAAGTTGCTCCAGTCGGTGGCACTAAAGATTATACGATTGAACTAGACTTTAGATATGAGGGAACTACAAACAACAAGGTGATAATAGATATGGAGAACTTGAGCGGTTGGAATGTAGAGATTATATTTGGTGATTTTTGTAGAGATAATGAAGTGGATATAATTAATGTTAAAGATGACCGAAATGTAATAGCCGATTATTATTTGAGTGAGAATTCTGTTAGGGTAGAAAATATAGTTAAAGTAAATGGAATCAGGAAGCTATGAATTGTACCGGAAGTTAGTAGAGTGTGAAACCTTGCCTATAAAAGAATTAGGAGAGTTGAATTTTCTTAGTTATTTTGACATAGTGTATATACTATTCTCTAGTAAGTTTGGGAAATTTCTTGGGGATGGTAGGGTTTATGCGATGTTTAAGGAGTTTGAAATTATTAGACAAGACGATATAGCACTTGGAGGTAAGCCTTCGTTCATCTTAGTTAATCACAGTATCGACAATGAGGTTAATTTAAAGGAATACCTAAATACCACAGGGATTTTTCGCTTTATCGATATAGTGAATAGCAAAATTAACATAACAAGTGAGGGTAATAAACATTTCGTGAGCAATATAGGCATCCTTGATAGCAAAGTTAGTGTTGATAATCTACTCTTTTCTAGTGGATCCTATATTCTTCTAGATAGAACTGAGTTTAACATGGATCACAAAAGAAGGTTTCCAATTTGGGGAGCAGTGAAGAATTTCCTACGTTTTTGGGATGAAGATGATTCTAGGTATATAAGTAGGCAGTATAGACTTTTAGGGGATGAGTGTAGTTTGGCGATAAAGTCTAGTGTATACATTGGGAGTGATTATGACTTCTTTTTCCACATCACGATTCGCTCTTGTAATAGTAAAGTGGAGATTGATTTGACTAATTTTCGATACGCCGCTGTTGAGTTTGATTTTCATAAGGGGGCTGAGAATAATGAGATTAACATAATAGCCAGTCCAAGAAGGGTTACACTTAATGGTATGTATTGGGATTATAAAAGTGTAAATAAAATAACATTAAACGGAGAAAATTATGAATAGAAAAGAAATAACGAGAGAGCTACTTCAAAATGAGAAGAACCTAGTAGTAATTGAAAAGGAAACCTCACTGAAAAACAACACACTGATAAAGAGATGAATGCAAAACCAATAATGAGACAAATATTAGAGAGTGAAGAGTTGGATCTAGGCTTTCTTAGGAGATTTGAAGCTACCTCTACTGATGATTATGGGCTCGTGACTGCTCTAAAGATGGAATATGAAGGAAAGGGTGTATTTAGGAAGACGTTTGAAAAGAATACTGTAGTTACTAAATCTTACAATAGTCTAGTTTCGGATTTCTACTTGATCAACATGAGCGGTGAACAGAAAGCCTCGGGGTTAGGTGTAATAATTGGAAGGAGTATAGAGATTTTAGATAGTATATTCAGCTTGGAGTTAGATATTGAAGGTGAGTTTGCTAAGGATTTATTTGTCTCTGGCAGTATCGTTAAGCTTGATAGATTTGACTTAGTTTTTGATGAGACCTTTGTTTGGTATGGTTCGAGTTTAGAGATCTCTCAGAGTAAACCTAGAGGACCTAGCATTAGTTCATTTCACTATAAAGTATTCGGTTACAGTAGTTTAAGTATATCGTCGGAAGTGAAGGAAGAATCTAAAAATACGTTCAACTTAAGTCTAAAAGGAGATGATATTATATTAGACTTGGACTTTACTAACTTACTAAATAGTTCGATTGTAATTCAGGGTGGGATACATGATAGAGGTAAAGATTGTGAAATAAATATAACTCATCCAGATCCTACAAGAATAACAATAAAAGATCTAAGTATTAACAAGAATAAAATAACAATCAATGGAAAGAGAAAAGTTATACAAAGCTTTACTTGAGGATGAAGGTTTTAAAGGCAGTTCTCTAAGTATTCTCAACAACCACATATACTCCGCTCACCCTAATGTAATTGTCAACTTTATTTCGAGAGATCCTGTAGACTTTAGATTAGGTAGTGAGATTAGCGAGTGTTTTGAGGAGAATGAGGAATTAAGTGATCACGGGAGCGAAGTTAAGTATATAGCTAAGGTTGTAAGTGATGAGTATATAATTCCTAATGCCCGACAGATTAAGTATTTCTCCAGTAAGTTTAAGCTAAAGGATGGATTCCAAGGGTTATATTCAGTAGAGCATGTTGATTTGTATGGATCTGAATTAGTAACTACAACTCCACCCTCTATAACGTGTATCACTATGGAAAACCACTCTAAGGCAATTATCAACCTAAAAGAGCAGGGTAAGTATGGTGGTATTGAATTAAGTGGAGTAGCTATAAATGGAGAGGAGACTGAGTTAATAATAAAAGCTGAGGTAGAAGATAAAGTTAAGGGTGGAGAGTTTTATTTAAGGATTACTGGAGATAATAGTAAAGCTGAGTTAGACCTTAGGAAATTAAAACTAGATAAACTTGAGGTATTCTTTAACCACTCAGGTCCTAATCACTATATTCACCTAAAAGTAAGTCCAGATACTAAGGTTAATTTTGGTTTTTGGAATGGTGATACTAAAGGTGTGAAGGTTATTCTTGAAGGTGGTAGTTCTATAAATGCAAGTGAGTTAATAAATAGTGGAGTAGATTATGAACAGAGATAAAATGATTAGAGCGTTAATGGAGAATGAGGAGTTGAGTTATGAGGATTTGGCTGAGATTTCTAGATACGAAGATTATTCTCCTAAACCCGACTCCTTTGTTCGTTATTTATCTAAGTTTCATTCAGTTGATTTTAGGTTAGGAAGTGCAGTTAGTGAGTGTTTTAGTGATGGTGAAATATTAAGTGGGGAGTTTCAATCTGAGTGGTGTTTAGCAAGAGTGATTAGTGATGCATATATTATCCCTTTTAAAGATGAGATTACTTTTTATTCCAGTGTACTTACCTTAGATCCAGACAATCAAAGCAAGCACTCTATTGAAAACATTGAGTTAAACGGATCTGAGTTAACTACGATAATTCCACCACCTACCTCAGAATTAATATTAAAAGACTACTCTAAAGTAAACCTGAACTTAACTAAAAAGAGTAGAGGTAGTATGCATTTATATCGTGTTTTAGTAGAGGGTAGTAATTCTGAGGTTTTTATGAAGGCTGGAGTTGCAGATAAAGTTAAAGAAGGTGAATTTGTGCTTAGAGTTACAGGAGGAAGCAATAATAAAATAGAATTAGACCTTAGAAATTTAAAAATAAAACTCTTCAAACTTCACTTTCATAGATCTGGAATTAATAACTATATACACGTGAAGCTAAATAAAAACACTGACGTTAAATCGATGTACTGGGATTGTGAGGTTGAGGGTGCAAAGATAATTATAGAAGGAGGTAGAATTGATGAACACTTAAGTAAAATAGGAGAAAAGTTAAAATATGAATGGAGAGGAAATTAAAAACAAATACATAGAACTATACACAGACGGCAGCTATGATATGAGAAAGAAAAGAGGTGGCTGGGGCTGTTATATGGAACTGAATTTTAGTAAGAAAGGGTATAAGAGACTATATGGAAAAGAAGACGGAACCACCATAAACAGATTGGAACTCTTGGCTGCTATTAATGGTCTTGAATATTTAACAGAGCATGGATTCAATAAATTCCCAACTACACTCTATACCGATTCCCAATATGTAGTAAATGAGGTCAACCATAGTAGTAATTTAGATTTATGGGAGAAGTATGAAGAACTAAAGGAAGGTTTTGAGGATTTGAAGATAGAGTGGATGAAAGGACATGAGGAGGAGAAAAATGGAAACACTATCGCTCACTACCTCAGTAAAAAATACAAATACGACGAAAATGACAAAAAGAAAAAATAATTATGAAAGAGAGGAGGATAGAGGTTGTTTAATTGAGATAGGCTGGTTTTTAGTTTATATGGTGGGTGTGATCATACTTGGACTTATATTGAAGTGGAAGGGTAGCTTAGTATGGCCAGCCTTGTGTTATCCATTTATTAGGTACATTTGGTTTAAACTTTGTGAATATAACGATAAAGATAAATAGAAACATGGGGTGTTTAGCTGAAATAGGTAGGTTTATATTGTTTCTTATAGCATCGTTTATTTTTAGTGCCATTACGAAACAACCTTATAGTTTAATCGCAAGTATAATAGCATACCCAATAGTTAGAATCGTAGGGAAGCTGTTATGGAGAGAAAATAATAATAACAATAAAAATGAGTAATAAAGACGATAACCTCAGATTCCACTTATCATTCAAAGGGATCAACGGAAGGAATATTATGGAGTCGGTTGAAGAGTTGTGTCCGGTTTTGTTTGGTAATTTATCTGACAATTTGACACTGAATGATGACAGTAAAATATTCTTTAAAGATTCGAGTTGGACTTTTGGAGTTAGACTCAAGGAGGTTCAGGAGTTGTGCAATAAAGAGGATATCGAAGTTCAAGTAATTTGTTTGTGGGGAGCTGAGCATAGAACAATTAAAGATATGAGTAGAACTATGTTTCAGTGGTTTAAAAAGAGAGAAAAAGAATACTAACCAATTTAAAAGTTTATAGATTATGAATTCAATGTTTAGAGTAGCAGCTTATACAGCTATGACAGTTATCGGATTGATAGGTTTAAAAAATGAGGGAGTTATAGAATTTGACACCAAGAAATTATTAGACCTGTTCAAGTAACTTCATAGGCTAATCTAACGCAATCATCAACCAAGAGAGTTTAGTAAAATGAAGAAAAGTTTAAACAGTTTACCGAAAGAGCTGTATTAATAAGGGTTAACAATAAAGCAGCCCATGTTAGTTAGTTCAACTTTGGTAAGACTGAAAGGGAAGTAGAATCGAATAGATGAATTTAATTTAAGAAAATGGTTTAGCTTCATAAAGGTACATTTTAGCTAAGATCTCTTTAAAGTAAGGTAAATATACTAAACTAATAGAGATAATCGATTTTTGATACCTTTATGAGCTTATTAGGTTAATCTCTGGCGGGGTCATTAGATCCCCGCCCAGTTCATCTAAAGTTAAATCGTATAATAAAAAGTAGAAATAAAATAAGCTAAACTTTCTTGGTTGATTTTTTTTTTTAGTTATATCTTCAGTTTAGGAGCGAAACGATAGTGTAGCGACGCTATAATAATATTATATATTCCTTATAACATGGGTAGGTTTGTTAAAGTCTGATAATCAATTAGTTAGCTATAGACCTAAAAAGTTGACCGGCTAGAACTCTGTGGAAATCCTTATAGGTGTAAAAAGAAGATTTTGGCCCGGTTTTTGCTATATCTTCTTAGGAGTTAAAAATTATGTATAACCACTAAATCACCAATATATTATGATAGCCATTTCTAATGATTTATTCAACAAGAAGCTAAGAGAAAATTCAGACAACATCCTAAACCAATTATTAGCCGGAGAAGGAATTAAAGATTTCACATTGGTATTCATCTCAAGTAATCCAGAAGAAGATGCTAAAAGATGTATGCCAGAAATCCTAAAACGTAACCCTAAGATTGTATATGAAAATTCTAAGGGATACAGAAATCAAGACAAATTATCACCAAAAGGATTAAATCAGTTAGTTGACAAATATAACACATCTAACAACATTCTAATTTTTAAAGACTTCCTAAATTCAGTTAATGTTTACGATAGAGCTAAATGCAGATTCCAAACATTAATGCACGAACTAAGAAGCAGAAGATGTTCAGTTTTAGTTAATTATGATGTAGAAGAATTTAGAAGACAATCAGACAAAAACATAAACTGGTCATATAGAAAAGGAAAATCAGATGCAGCTAAGAGGTTTCATATTGCCCTTAGAAATCCAGAAAATGCTTACATACTTAACTTGGAGACTGAGAGATACTTTAAAGGTTACGATCCAAGAAATTATAAAAGCAAGAGATTACCTGACATTAAGAAAGAAGCTGATGCGTATAGAGAAAAAGTTGTTCATTCAATAGAGGCACTTAAGTCGTTTATTAGAGATATGAGCTGCAACTTTACTATATTCGAACAGCAAGACAAGAAAGGAATAGAGAAAGCTTATAACAAGAGACTAGGAACAGTTAATCTTAATATAGCAGGTCCTTGTGTTCAGTCAGATTTCTTTAAATACTCAAGTAGATCTAAAGCTGAGAAGTGGATGGATCCTAAGGAGTTTACTTTCAGGTCAGACGAAAATGGGAATATGATTGTACCTAAAGCTGTTCACTATAATTTAAGAAGTGCACCTAATTTTGACAGGAACAAAGTATGGATGGAAGAAGGTAAGACTTTCACTAGATACGCCTTTGAACATGATGGGGTAACTCCTATTAGCTTCCTCAAGACTCACATATACCTCTTTACTGGAATAATTACACCAAGTTTGCATGTAGATGTCGAACTAAACTTAGATCCCACCTGTGAATTATCTGGAAGGTATTACGAAAGGTATATCCAGATGCTAAACTATTATGAAGGAAGAGGCCATATCTACAGAACTCACGAAACATCTAATATAGGATACGAGTTCATGGTTTTAGGTAAGATCTTTGATATGGGAGCTCAGTTAGATTTATCCTTCCAAACAATAGCTAGGTTAATCTTAGAGGAAGTAGGAGAAAAACCGCTTTTAGAGAGATTGAGAGAGGTTTTAGCAAATAAGAAAAAGAATCCAGAAAAGTTCCCTAGTTATGACATCAATGAACTAGTAGCACAAAAACAGAAAGAACTAAAACAACTAAAAAGATAAATTATAATATATGGACATGACACAACAGGGCTCCTCAGGGGTGGATATAAGGTCTACTCGCTTGATGGAGGTGTACCAGCAGATTAGTTCAGAAGACTCAATTAACTCTATGACACTGATCTTATCTTCATTTGAACGGAATACATCTTACAATAAAGTACTCCGGGATATCGAATCTGTACTAAACATTAACGGGAAGAATAGAACGATTATCAAAGAGTGGGAAGAGGATCAGAATCAGGAAGTTGATGAGGAAGGGTTAGAAATTGAATCAAGAAACTCAGCTATTAAAATGGTAGAGTCAACAGATGATATTATAACCAGAATCTTAGTCGAGGAGGTCAATGAGTTTATTAAGGAAGTAGAACAAGTGAATACACGACCAAATCTATTAAAAGCCCTCGTAGCTAAATTCCTGCAGTCTAACTTCTACTACAAGGAGAGCACACTGTATAAGCCTAAGGAGTATGAGCAGATTATTTTGGAGTTTAACAATTACCCTTCACAGTTTACTGATTTTTGGCAGACGGGTATAGAAAGGTTTGAAGCTAAATTCCCTAAATCAAAACTTATCACACTACTTAAGAGACAGAATAACTTAGCTTTAATTCGGATAACTCACAACATCACAGAGTATATATCCGCACCACCAGCTGAGAGAAAATTATTCAGTGAAATTAGGAAGGAGTATCAGAAAATAATAAACCCACCTCTTCCAATCATTCTCAAGGCTTTAAATATGAACAAAGGGACTTACGAGGATAATATTAATATAGTTACAGGGAAGTTAGTTGATAAATTAAACGACCCAGAATTGACTAAGAAGTTTAACCAGATAATTTTGAACTATGGGATATAAGGCGGTATCAGACCAGCGAATATTAGAGTTAGCAAGAGGACAGCAAGTTACAACCTATAATGACTTTAACCTTAAGATTGGAGAAGCTAACTCAACAAAACTTTCACCGATTAATGGAGGGCTTTATGATAAGAACTTTTTCGGCTCGGTTTTTAGAGATAGATGTAATTGTGGTAACTTAAAGAATAGAATTAATATCACTTGTAACATCTGCTCTTCAACTGTACTGCCTTCTGATGATGAGGTTTACCGTTACGCTTATATAGATACAACGGTTTACTATTTACTCAGATATAAGGAGAAGAAGTTTTTAGCCTTAGTTCAAGATATATTAGAAATCCCAAAAGGTACAAGAAATAAAATCGACTACCTCTGTTTGTGTAATTATAAGTATGACAAGAAGGAGAATAGTATAGTATCTTCACTTGAGTATGTTGGGAATGAGATTTATACTTCACTAGAGGGTCTTATGGCTTTACTAGAGAAACACTACCCAGATAAATTCAAGGAAGCTCAGAACTATATCAACAAGTATATCATCGTATCTCCGATTTCCCAAAGACCTGTAGCAATTAGAACGGTTAATGGAAAGAAGGAGCTTGCGGTATCGGGAGAATCTGTCATCTACAAAAGTATTATCTATATGGTTGAAATGGTTAATACTGAGATGAACGCTAGAGGTATCCCACTGGTAGATAAAGTGATGTATAGAAACCTGCTTAGAAAATTCGTTGTATCTCAGATTATGGCAATGAGTAAGCTAAACAATCCATCTAAACAGAACTTTGCAAGAACCCAGCTGAAGAAGAGAATAACAAACTCAGCTAGGAATTACATTGTACCAGATATAACTTTAAAGGCTGACGAGGTTTCTATTCCAATTAAAGTAGCTTATGAGATGTTTAAGACTGATTTCATAGAGTACCTTAGGGAGAAATACCAGATTAGTCCTTTAGATGCAGAAATGAGGTATATCGACTTTACAACTTACAAGACTTTAGATGACTTTAGAGGTTGGGTGACAGATAGAAGAGTAATTATCAACAGGGCGCCATCTCTACATAAAGGATCTATTGGTTGTTATAAGGTTGTACTGAATGATAACTTCACAATGGGGCTTAATCCTCTTATTATTGAACCTTATGGAGCTGACTTTGACGGGGACTCTCTTTCAATAACAGCAGTACCTAAGGATTATACGGAATATGTTGAACAGAGAATTGGCCCAGAAGCTTTATACTATCAGGAGTCAAATCTTAAAACCCTGCTTACACCTTCCCACGAGTTTCTTTTAGGGCTTAACCTTGGAAGTAGAATAACTATGGGACCTAAGCCGATTAAGATTATGGATGCCTCACAAATAGAAGAGCTTTTAAATGCGAACAAAATCAACTATAACACACCTTTAGAGTATAACGGAAAGCTTACTTGTTACGGCAGGCTGCTTCTCTCAACATACATAAAGGGAAATATAGATGACTTAATAGGAGAAGGTATGCCAATCAATGCAAAGAATATCCTGGTTATTATGGAGTATATTTCAGTTAAGTCAGATAGGTTAGACATTATACATAAACTTGCTTCTTTTGGTTCAGAGGTGGTTAAGTTTAAAGGTGTAACTTCCCTGACGCTTAATGAATTATACCTTGATCTGGATACGAGTCTGCATAAGGAAATGGTGAGGATTAAGAATGATGAAACCTTATCTCCGCAGCTGAAACTAATTAGAATATCGGAGGCTTATAAGAACTTTACTGAACAAGCCAAGGATTCACTTACACCAGCTATTAAAGACAGATTAGAGAGTTCAAACAGGATTAAGATGAAGCAGGTTCTCGATCTATCTATCCCTAAAATTACTATATCAAATGAGGGGGTTATAGATGTGATGGAAACGAATCTCTTGAATGGACTCTCACCCGATGATTACTACTCTGATGCAATAACAAACCGTAAAGTAGTAGGAATTAAGCAAGAAGGTGTAGGGGGTTCAGGATATTTAACTAGACAGCTGGTAACTATTGGTAAAGGATTTAAGTTTCAAGATAAAGATGCTCCTGGGAATAGTTACTTAGAGGCCCAGGCTTCGCCATACTATAAAGGAAGACTTACAATAGAAGGGCAAGAGGTGACAGAGAAAGATTACGGGAAACTAGTTAAGCTGCCATCTTGTATATTTAATAAGGACACTAACCTGTATAGAAACCAAGTGTCACAATTATTAGACTATTATCAAGACAGTAACATTGGATTCTCGTTCTCTACAACCTTAACAGAAGCGATGACCCAGTCTGTACTCTCTATTAAACACAACGCTACATTTAAGATGATTAACGAAGGGTTTATACATAGGGCTAAGGCAGATGGAGAACTAGTAGAAGTAACAGATACAACCTATACAATTAAATACGGGGATGTAACAGAGACTTATCCAAAGAGTAAAGAGTTTATCGTGAATCTGCATAAGTTTAAGAAAGGTGAAGTTATTGGGTATATTCATAAGCTTCTTTCTCCGACATATAAGTTTGAGGCGATTTCTAAGCTTATTGATACTTTCCCGATTTCACTAGGTAATAAGAACGCTAATAACAATATACAACCATCAGTGAGTTATTCGCCGTATGAAGGTATTATTAGTTATCAATTCTTGCCTCGTAATAAAATCGGTGTGTATATAGGAGATGTCATGATTAATTCTCAACACTTAGATACACCTACACTTTATTATTACCCAGAAGGAGCTAGAGTGCCTCGACATGCTAAGATCTCCTCTGATGTAGTGAGTATGAATAAGTATAGCAATCCAGAATTAACAGGAGATGAAGCAGTTAGAGATAGATATATGGTTTTCAGACAACAATTCCTAGAAGCTAATGGTAATGTAACTGAGGATCTTATCGAATTCTTATACCGTATCTGTTCCGTTAATTTAGGAGGACAACTTACATATTCAGGAGTTAAAGGTGCATTTAAAGAACTTCCGGCTCTATCTAAGATTGCCTTTGGTTACGCTAATAAGACCTTAGATAATCTACTGGAGAATGAGGGATCGGAAAGAGAAGACCCGCTTGACATTATATTTAGAAGCCAATTAGAATACAACAATTTATAACCATGATTTCACTTTTTATAACACGAGATAATTTAATAGTTAATCAGTTTACTTATGAGGACGATGCAGATTTAGAACTATCTTTACCTGACGTCGTATCCAGCATAATAAACATAGATTTTACGCCTTCACAGTGGGAGAATTTAGACATACCTGCTATCAACACTATCTTAGAATTTCAAGGTTATCAAGACCGACTGCATAAAGTTAATCTTGGAGCTGAGAATATAGATGAGAAGGAGGTAATACTATACAAGGAGAATAACACTCTAGTAGTAACCAAAGATGAGCTTGTTAATCACGTAAGCCTTCTCTCTAAAGTAATTCCAGTAACTAAGGATATTTTGGAGTACTTTATTGAGATGAAACCCGATTACAAGAGATCAACTATGAGAGGTCTGCTTGATATACTAAATAAGAACTATGGAATGAACTATATAATCCTAAACAACTATGGAGGAGCACAGATTTAGTGTATGCAGGTTCTTAAGATGGGATGGATTCAACGTAGATAATTTTATTGAGGAGCTTAAGGGGGAGATAAAACAAGACTCCCTCAAGGTTTCCCCAAATGAAAGTGACCCTACGATGATGGACTTAGAGGTTTCAATCCCACCAGAACTTAGGCATACCGTAGAAAATATATTAAAGAAGTACACAAAAATATACACGTGGATCAATGAACAGCTATAATTTTTTCATAGAGAACAGACTCCCGGAAATATTAACATCTTACTATAACAGCCCATTAAATAAGAGAGGTTTTGAGGTGGTTAATATATCAGTCGTTCACCCAAAAGTAGAGTTATCAAGAGCAATAGAACTCGAGCAAACTTATAATTACGAACTTCTGCTAAGCTACACGAATAGAGAGACAGGAGAGATGCCAGAGCCTATTGTGATTGAAGTTCCTAAGATGGTTAACGATTCCTTTATTATCTTCGGGAAATACAAAACACCTACTTTAATGCTGGATAACGATAGAAATGCTAGGTTTTATGAGACTCAGTTCGTTATTGATCCAGATAAGACATTCAACTACGAAACCGGACTCTTCAAATATTTAGACAGCGAAGGGAATGAAGTAGTAATTGATGTTAATGCTATAGATGAGTTGCCAGAGGAGGCTAGAAAGGTTGATAAGAGTATACTAAAGAAGATTGAAATTAAGTTTAACCTGCCTGATCCTATAAATGAACTAACTAAAGATCTACTTATTCAAGCTAAGGAGAGGTTCGCAGGTTATAATGACAAAGTTGAAGACCATATCCTAGATAAAAAGGTTTTAACGGTTCAAGCTGGTTTAGTTAATTTTATAAAGAGCCACAAGAAAGAGATCTACACAAGGATAGCTTCAGATTTACCAAGGAGAGGGAAGATTTATGCTAGTGAGATGAACAAATATATCCGTAAGTTCTTTTCACATGGAGGTATGATCGATAACCCTTCTAAAGTAAACTCACTGACATTCTCTGCACTATCAAGAAGGATTAAACTTTCAGAGTACACAGAGTATAACAGAAGCTTAGTAGATATTATAGACCCAATTAGAACCCCAGAAAATGCCAATGCGAATATCGTGAATGAGCTTAATGTTTGTTCTGTTATAGATGAGGATGGTGGGATTTCAATAAGAGTTCACGAGTTAGACTTTAAACCAATTGTTCTTCCTTATATAGACTACTTTGATGCGTATATAATTGACAACCAGAGTGTGGATTACGTTAATGAGAAAATAAATCCTAGAGTAAAAGTAAGAAGAAGAGGAGAGGTAGTTGGAGAGTATAAGTTATCTGAAGTACCTAAACCGTGCTATATAGATGCTTCTGCTGATGATAAACTTTCTTACTCAACTAGAAGGATTCCTATGATTAACTATACAGACTCAATTAGGGTATCAATGGGAGGAAACATGAGTAACCAAGCTGTTGAACTTATAAACCCAGATGTACCAGCAGTTAGTTCAGGACATGATGATGGAGCTAAGTCTCACCCTTTAAATATCTATGCTTTATCTTCAGGAGTAGTTGATTATAAGGATAGAAACGTAATTAAAATAAAGGATGAAAAGGGAAGGTCTGTTGAGTATAGATCCCACTTAGTTAATTCCATGTACGATCTAAATGTTGTGGTGGATCCTAAGGTTGAAGTAGGTGATCACGTTAATATTGGAGACACGATCTTTGCACCTAGAAATATAACCTCAGAATTTAGACTAGGGAAGAACTGTAGAATAGCCTTTATGCTTCACGGTAACAACTATGAGGATGGGGTAATTATGGGTTCTCACTTGATTCCTAAATTCGCTCACATTGCAGTTAAGGACTATATCTTCATTTTAAAACCCGAATCTGAACTTACTTCTATTATGGATCTAGGAAAGGCTGTAGAGGAAGATGAGCAGATACTTGGAGTTAATGAAAGGATGTCAACCGAGGATTTAGATTTCTTGGCTGGAGCTGTGGATTATGGTAGAGTAAGTAAGCTAAAAGGATTCTTCATGACGGAGGGTCTAAGAGTGCCTAAGGATTTTGGAAGAGGTTACTTTACAGATATTATAGTTCAAAAAGGTAATGTAGAGTCAGATCCAAATACAGAGCAAGTAATTAATGAGGTTTTCAAGAGGTATAAAGCTTCAAGAAAAGAGGTTGCTGCTATTGGTGAAATTCCAGAGAGTTACTTGAATCTACCTATGGAACAACCAGAACCTCCTCAGATAGATTACAAATACATGATTAAAGTTCGCTTATTACAAGTCAATGAACTCAAGGTAGGGAATAAGATAACAAATAGGTATGGAAGTAAGGGTCTATGCTCACAAATTATTCCTGAAGATGAGATGCCAAGAACAAAAGATGGGCAGTTGATTGATGTGATAATGAACGCGGACAGCACCGTAAAGTAGACTTGTTGCGGTGGGTAAACCTTGTGAATTGCTGGGATATCCTACATGTGGTGGTGAGGACAATCAGCAGCCCTTATGGGTTCAACGACTATCGAAACTGTAGTAAAGGAGTAGAGTACACTTAAGCGAGTGGAAGCGCAAGGATGGAAGGTAAAACTTTTATATGATATAGTCTGAACGTCCTTAGAAATAGGGAGCTGGAGTAATTTCCGGGATAAGAAGTAGCGAGCTTATCTGAACATAATTGAGCAAGAAAAATAGTCTCTCAGCTACTTGAACTAGGATTATCTAACTTATCAAGAGCGATGTATGCCAAGTTTGATAAAGATAGAAACCCTAAAGTAATGAGAGCAGAACTGAGTGACATAATAAACCCTAAACTAGCATCTTACAGCGATAAACAAATATTAGAGTACCATGACAGCTTGAAAGATAAACAGATATACCCAATAGTAACAGGAAACTTTGCTAAGGATATGTCTTCTAAATTAAGGGACTACTCTAAGAAATATAATGTAAGTCTAGATGGGGAACACCTTTATACTAAATCAGGAAGACTCTATACGGAGAACAAGATTTTAGTGGGGGATATGTACCTTATGAAACTCTACCAACTACCAGAAAAAGGAGCTAAGGTAACCTCTGACAATATGAAAGGAAAGAGACCTGTACTTGGAGCTAACTTTAGGAATGAGGGACAGAGTTTAGGAGAGATGGAGTTCTGGGCTTACTCAGCTAACGACCTCTCTGAACTTTTAACTTACAATAGAGATAGAACCAAACTACAAGACTCAGCCAAATTCCTTACAGAGTTGTTGAAGCTGGGGTTAGAGTTTGATGGGGATTTAAAAAACAAAAAACAGATAAAATAAGATATGCGTGTATTAAAATTTGGAGCTTCGTGGTGTGATAAGTGCTCCGTATTGTCTAAGTTAATTAAAGAGTCAGACTTAGATTTACCAGAGATTGAAGAAATAGATTTAGATGAAGAGCCTGAACTAGCTGAGAAATACGGGGTTCAGACTTTACCTACGATTTGTTTTGTGGATGATCTAGGTAAACTCCTTAAGAAATCGGCAAGAGCAGCTGAGACTAAACAACCACTTACACCAGAGATCATTTTAAAAGAGTATAACAAGCTAAGAGAAGAACATGAGTAATCTAGAGTTAACAAGAATAAAGGTGCTGGTTAAGAGAGATACGATGGATACAACTTTCTTAACTGTAGAGGGAAACTTAAAAGAAACTGGTACGATATTTGCAGTAGGAAAAGACTGTGAGCACTTAAAGCCGGGAGACAGAGTATGGCTAGGACACAGAACTGGAGTAAAATTAAACTACGAAGATGAAGAGGTTGAGTTGATGGATGAGGATGAAGTTTTAGGTAAGATATTAAGTTAAAGATGATTCAGGTAGCATTAGTAGTAGCAGATTGGTGTGGTGCATGTCATAAAGTCCTGGAGAAAATAGAGACATCCGACACTAATCTTCCCTACCTGAAAATCGCTGTCTTTGAGGAGAACTTAGAATTATGTAACCAAGCCGGGGTGAAATCAATTCCTACAGTGCTGTTTTTAAGTCATTCTGGGACAGTTCTCGATCGTATTGATAGTGACATAACCCAGGAGAAAATAGAAGAGAAATATAAACAAATAAACGAGAAATTAAAATGAAAAGAGACATTATCGCTACAGCTTTTGCATTATTGGTATTAGTAAGCTGCAGCAAAGACGAAAAGAAAGAAGTAGAAATAACAGAAGAAGTAACGATTGAAGCTATTAAAAATGACTCAGCTTATTTCTCTAATGGAACAGCTGCACCTCTTGAATTAGCAGGAACAGATGTAGCAGAAGGAGATGTAGTAGAGTTAAAGTATGTGGTTAAGAAAAAGAAATAAGGCTTATGAGAAAGGTAATTGCAGTTTTAGGGATCACTCTTAGTTCACTGGCTTATTCACAACAACAATATGCTTCTTACTATGGTGACAACTTTCATAACAGGAGTACAGCATCAGGTAAGAGGTTAAATATTTATGGAGACCACTGTGCACATAAGACATACCCTTTTGGAACTAAACTTTTAATAACAAACATAAATACTGGAGCTACTGCCGTTTGTACTGTAATTGATAGGGGTCCGTTTGTAAAGAATAGAGTACTAGATCTTACAACAACAACTTTTAAACAATTAGGTGGAAAACTTAGAGACGGCTTAATTCCAGTAACAGTTAAAGTTCATGAGCAAAGCTAGTAAAATAGACATTCAAACCCTCTCTTGGAATCAACATATTAGACACAGACCAGGCATGTACGTCTCGAATGTGGATAACCCGACTGTGATTCTAAGGGAGGTTATTGATAATGGAATAGACGAAGTTTTAGGAGGTTACGCTTCAAAGTTAGGATTTAAACAAGTGGGAGATTTCTTAATGGTGTATGATAATGGTAGAGGTATGCCAATCAACCTTAAGAATGACCCAACAAATCCTAAAGTAAAAATAACCTCTGCTGAAATAGCCACCTCTCGTATGAATTCAGGTAGTAAGTATGAGAAGAGTGAGGTAGCAACAGGAATGAATGGTGTGTTGATTATCAATTAGTTACGCACTCCTCTAGGGAAACTTAGGGGTAATAAAGTCCAAGAATTGCTGGGATAAACTCGTTAAGTAGTAAGTACCAAAGTGTGACAATCTTACTAATAGAGACAATCAGCAGCCTTTAGATTAACTAGGGGTTCAACGACTATCGAAAGGTTTAACTGAGTAGAGTACGCTATAAGTCAATAATGATAGTGGAAGCATGGACTACCCTAACGTAAAGCCGAGGGTAAAGATATAGTCTAGCCTTAGTGGAGACACTGAGAAGTTCATAGGAGAACTGCATGGGTTTGACGAGCCTGTGTGACTAAAAGCGAGGAACAAAAGCATCTAACGCTCTATCTTCAACTTACGTATTATGTTCAAAGGTTACAAAGGATAACTATAAAACCAGCATAAAAAAAGTAGAAGAGGAGTATAATAAGAATAAAGATGTTTACTACCTGATAGAGTTTAAAGAAGGGAATAAGGTTAAGGAAGATGTACTTAGTTTGGAGGAGATATTTAAAAAGTACAAGTTGAAAGTGAAGTTGGAGTTTAAGCCTTCTACCCTCGTATTCTTTAAACCAGATTATACACTTATTCAATCACCTAACTATGAATTACCACTTACAAACCTAGCTCTCGTAAAGTTAATTGTTAAGGAGACTACAAAGAAAGAGGTAGAGTATTTTATAGAAGGTAAGGAGGTTGAATATGAACTCTTTAAGTATCCCCTAAATATGACAATAGGGAAAACCAGGCTCTTAACTACCTTTGATTTTGATACAGACTTAACCAAAGGAGTGTCTAAGGGATCGGTTAACTCACTTGTTGTTAATAGAGGTCTACATATAAGAGAGATGGAGAATGCTTTAAAGGAAGGACTTAGAGCTACTTATAATTTAGATGATGTTTATGTTCAGTTTGTTTTAAAAGGACTTAACTTATCTATAATCCTCTTAGCTAATGAAGTAGGGTTCTCCTCTCAAACTAAAGAAAATCTCACTCAAATAGACGGTTGGGATAAAAGTTGTAGAGAGAAGTTAATTGAAGAGGTTACTAAGTTTTTAAAGAAGAATAAGGCTGAGTTTGAAGAGCATATCGAAAGAGTTAAGGAGTTTACCGCCTCTATGAACAAACTTAAAAATATGGACTTCATCAAATCTAAGGTTATCCTCTCCTCTGATATTCGTAAAAGTAAAGGAGGTAAAGAGATTAGTAAACTTAGGGATTGCAGCACCAGTAACCGAGCGGAGGCAGAACTTTATATAGTAGAGGGAGATTCAGCAGCAGGTTCAATTACATCAGCAAGAGATTCTAAAGTGCATGGAGTTTATCCGCTCAGAGGTAAGGTGCTGAACTGCCAGAATAAATCTTTAGAGCAAGTATTAGAAAACAAAGAGATAAGAGATTTAATTAACGCTATAGGTGCAGGGATTAAAGGGTATGAGCTAAAAGAGAAACCTAGATTTGGAAAGATTATAGTGGCTACCGATGCTGATGATGATGGTTACTCTATTCAAGCTTTAGTTCTAGGAGTATTTGGAGAGTATATGCCGCACTTAATTGAGAAAGGATATGTTTACTGTTTAGTTCCACCTCTATATAAGCAAGAAGGAAAGTATTATTATGATGGAGAGGAGAAAGGATTAAATAGGAATAAGAAGTTCACTCGATATAAAGGGCTTGGTACAATGAACTCTGAAGATGTAGAAGAAACGTTAATTAAGAATAAGAGGCTGAAACAAGTTACTCTGGATGACCTAGATTATGCTAAAGAAATCCTTGGTACAACTTCAGCTAAGTATAACCTAATGAAAGAAGCTGGTATTATATATGGCTAAGAAGAATAATAAAGTAGTAACCGAGTCTATTGGAGATATAGTTTCATTCGGGTATACAGAGTTTGGGAAATACATTAATACATCTAGAGTGTTTCCTAGGCTTCTCGATGGACTTAAACCTTCCTATAGACGTGGTATTTATGCATCTTATTTAGGAGGGAAGGATTATGCAAAGTCAGCTGAGGTTTTAGGGAATATGATGAAGTTCCACCCTCACTCTACAGATGGGACGTATGAATCACTGGCAAAGTTTACGCTCTGTGGTATTTTAGAAGGAGAAGGGAGTTTTGGTAGGGCTGATATCTTAGGAGACTCTGATGGTCCAGCTGCTGCTCGTTATACCGCTATTAAAGTATCAAAGAAGCTCAGAGCGATGATAGAGCCAGTGTTAGACCTCGTCCCATGGCAAGATAGTGAGGTGAATGGAAATATAAAAGAACCATCATACCTTCCTACACCATTTCCGTTATCCTTTTTAGTTGATAGGGTTTCTGGATTAGGGATTGGAGTTTCAGCTATCTTACCAACGTTTTCTATGGAGAGTATGTATGAAGCTTATATAACTAATGACCCTAAGAAGCTGAAGTATAGAACAAAGGGACTTAAGATTATAGCAAAAGATTCAGACTTAGATGCACTATGGAAAACAGGAAAAGGATATTTAACTTACCAATATGCCAAAATAACAAAAGGAGATCGAGAGGTTATTATAGAAGGTGACCCAAGTAGATTTCCTATTCAGTTAGATAAAGGTGGTAAGGGAGATGATAAACTATTTATGCAGTATCGTGAGGAGGGAAGAATATTAATTGATAACCTCTCCGATAAAACAAAACCAGGACTTCTAAGAGTTTATCTATCACCGGGAACTAGAGGAGTAGATATAGACTGGCTGCATAAATACCTAACAGAAAAAGCTACCCACAAAGAGACGTATATGATTAATGTTACTGATGGGGAGACTGTTAGAACGATAGGAATTAGAGAGTGGATAGATATAACTTACAATAACTACATTAACCTTCTGAACTTAAACCGGGATAACAAATTAAAGAGTCTAGAGTTTAGTAAGAAAGTTTACCTAGCTATGCCTGAAGTGGTTAAAGTATTTCTAAAGGATACGAGTGTGACTAATGAGCAGCTGGCAAAGAAGACAAAAGTAGATTTAGAGATTATTAAAGTTATTATGTCTAAGCCTATAGGAACATTAAGAAAAACTGATTCAGAAGCTAAGATTAAAGAGATAGAAAAAGAAATAAAAGCACTGAAGAAGTTTAAAGCAGAAGAATTCATTAAAGAGCATATATTTTAAAGAACAACAATTATGAGAGCTATTTTAGAAGATGTATTATTAGAGAACGGTTGGAACAAAGCAGATGGAGTAGTTAATAAATCAATCCGAATCAATGGAGTAGAAATTTGGGAAGCTGAATGGTTAGGAGGAGAGTTACTAGGAAGAGTGAATGGAAAGATTAGAAATATTGTTACGCTGTTTGAAGAAATGAAGTTAAATAAGACTGTAGCAAGAGCCGCTTTCATTAGTATCTTGAGACCGGCATAGACTGTGGGAAAAACCTTATATATGAGAAGAGAACTACAGGAGAGTGTATTTGGCGGCATTTTCCTGTTCTTCTAATCTCACGTGTAAATCAAATAAGTATAACAAAAAAAAAACAACATTATGAGCACAAACAAAAACAAAACAGGAAAATTAAACTTGAACGTACAAATGAAACAAGCTATCGATCTAAGTTTAGCTTCAGGAGTACCAGTTTTATTCCTTTCTAACCCAGGGTGTTTCACAGAGGATACCAAAGTTATAACTGATAAAGGGGAACTAACTTTTGGTGAACTTTTAGAGAGACATGGTAAGGGTGAAAAATTTAGTGTGGTTTCTTGGGATACAGAGACTCAGCAAGAAATCAATCCAGCTATGAAGTCAGCGTTTATCACTAAGGAGGTAGATGAGCTTATTGAAGTAGAGTTAAGTAATGGAGAAGTTTATAGATGTACTCCAGATCACTTACACCTACTCGCTGACGGAAAGACTTGGGTAGCTGCTGAAGAGTTATCTGTAGGTCAAGAGGTAAAAGGTTAAAAATTATGGAAGAGATTAGCAGACTTTATTATGTGAATTTCAGTGTTAAAGATTTAGTAGAATATACCAGTGGAGATCAGTTTATAGATTTATTTCTCCAAGCTAAAGGGTATAAAATCTACAACTTCTTTAATAACCTGACAAACCAGCACTACGTAGGGGACAATTCATCAACTATGCAGGAGCGTCTGTTTAACTCTCTATTCGGACATTTTACCTATTTAAGAGAAGACGATCATTTTAACTATGGTGTAGAAGGGAAGTATCTAGATATCTTAGATTACGGACCAGAGAATTTTTACATTAGAATCTTACCACCTATTAATGGACACACTTACGATCAAGAAAAAGATGAAGAAGTGTGGATTGGTAGGCTTAATGCTTTTGTAGGAGATTTAAATGAGCTTAACCTTCCGGGATACAATAGAAGTAGAACTGGAAAGGGAATCTATTTAAATGAACCTATAAGACATGAGAAGATTTGTGTAAAGAGTAAAGACGGGTGTTATAAATTCATTTTTCCAAGCGAGCTAACTGAAGAGTTTATAGAGGTTGATTCAAGGGAATTTTATTCGGAGATGGGGAAAAGGGGTATGCAGACTCACAGGGAAAATGGAACACATGTATTTAACAAAGCTCACCAAGTAAAACTACAAAAAGCAGGACTTAAATCTCAAAAGGAAAATGGTACAGGAATCTACAGCCCAGAAGTTAGAGAGAAGGCTTTTCATAATAGTCGTAAATCTCTAAGGGAAAAGAAAGTAGGTAGCTGTCATGATCCAGAGCTTCAGAAAAAGATTAGAGAATACGCCACTAAGGTATCATTCTTTAATCGACTTAATGAGAGTATCCAGTTAATCTATGATATGTTTTACAGAGGGACGCCAATTAATGAGCAGAGTTATAATTACGTGAAAACAAACAAACACTTCTCGTATAAAAAACTTCTGGTAATCCCTAAAATTATACCCCTCATCATAGTCAATAACTTAATAAATAATAACAACAGTACACATTATGGAATCAACTAAAATAACAGTAAAAAGCATAAAAAGAATCAAATTAGAAGCACCAGTGAAAGTATATGATTTGGAAGTAGATCACCCGAGTCATAACTTTAAATTAGCCGCTGGGAACTTCGTGCATAACTGTGGGAAAACTACAATTGTGCAAAAATACGCTAAGGCTAATGGATACGGATATGTGGGTATTAACGGTGGTGAGTATTCTCCTGAAGATATTCTAGGTTTCCCGGTGAATCAGAATGGAGAAGCTGTAAACCTAAAGCCAGACTGGTTCAAGAAAGTGGAGGAGGAATCAGCTACTCACGAAAAAGTAATCTTGTTTATTGATGAGCTTACTACCGCTTCTGAGTATGTACAGTCTCCGCTATTGAAGGTGATCTTTGATAGAATGGTTGGTCAGAGAAAGTTACCATCAAATGTAGAGATTATTTCTGCAGGTAACTATCAAGAGAATTTAGGACAGAACTTTGACCTCATCTCTCCAATTATTAACAGATTCATGGTGTATAACTTAATATCTGTAACGAAGGAGGATTTCCAGTTATTCCTAGACGCTGACTTCGCCGCTACAATAGACTTTAGAGAGTCACCTGATGAAGTAGAGGTTGATGAGAAAATTATTCAAGAGGCACTTATGGACTTCATCGCGGCGAAAGGGCTTAGTCTAGATGTAATGAATAACACTGAGCTTTCTGATTTATATAGAGGGAGAAGCAGAGTATTCAACCCGCCAACATGGAGATCTGTAGGTAGACTTAAACCACTTCTACACGCAGCTGCTAAGAAAGGATTACTAGGGTCTATGGTAACTAAAACTCTAGTAAATGGTCTAATTGGATTCCTACCTGATAAAGAGCTTCAAGGTTCATTTAACGGAGATGTGGGAGAAACTCTAATAAACCTTCTAAAACAAAACCCAGCTCTATCTAATTTAATGAAGACTGCGGTAACGTTTAAAGATGTTGAGTGGTTCTTAGATTCAAACATAGAGAAAGGAATTGATGAGGCTAAACTTCAAGAATTCCTAGATATGTTTGATAAAGACAGTAAGATCTTAACATTTGGTGAGGCTGAAAAACTGATTGATAACTTCTCTTCTAAACTGTGGTCAATCAAGACTACTTACCTTAAACCTAAATTAGAGAACAAAGAGATTAAGCCAGCTGACAGTAAAGCTTATATCAACAAGTTCTCAGAAGGTATTAACAAGGTGATTGATGTTCTTGAAAAATTAGCTAAGAAAGACGATATTCACGAGCACAACATAGTTAAGAATAAGAGAAAGTCAGTTGAATCAGTTAATAGAATCGGATAGTCATGAGAAAGGATTATGTGAAAAAGGTAGATGAGTTTAACAGCAAATACTACGTTAACTACATCTACGAAGACATATCAGACAATTTAGATCCGAGTCACATGGGAGTTCCTATTGCTGGGTTAATTCAAAAGGATATAACTCACTGGAAGCTGCTAATGAGAGAGGATGTGTTTGAAGGTAAGGAGAGTAAGATAAGAGAGAGCGTTATATATCATGAGTATGGACACGCTTTCTTTGCTCACCACCTCCTAGCTTATAAGGGTTTAAAGACTCTGGAGGGAATTATTAACAAACCGGATTATGTAGAAAGGATGGCCAAAATAAGCGGTCGTCCTAAAATCTACATAAAAGCTCTTCTCTCTAATCAGCAGTTCATCTTTAACCTTCTAAACATTGCTGCAGACTGTGAGATTAACTCTAAGATCTTAACTCTGGAGGATGTGGAAGCTATAGACCAGGCCTTTGAAGCTGACTCTATCCACCCATCTAAGTACGCCTTCCTTGAGGGTAAAACCTATCTTGAGTATGTAGAAATGGTAGCTGAGTATCTAAACTTATTCCTACCACCTAAACAACAAGATCAGCAAGGACAAGGACAAGGAAATGGTGATGGAGAGGGTGAAAGCGGAGAAGGTGAACTAAAAGGTATGCCTGGCTCTGGTACTGGGTCTAACTTTATTACACCTGACATGATCGAGAAAATGGTTGATGAAGGTTTGATAGATGAGGATGGAAACTTGACAGAGAAAGGTAAGGAGCAGATGAAGGAGCTTAAGAGTTCTGGAGGTGAATCTAAAGAAGGTCAAGGAGAGTCTAGTGGAAATAATGGTGAAGATGGTAATGAAGGTGGGGGAGCAGGAAAGCCAGACCCTAGATTCCAAGATAACGGTAGAGGAAACGCAGGAGGAGCAGTACTAACTAGGAATACTCAGAATATCTTAAAGTCTATGGATGATTTGTTTAGAGACTTGAGAAATAAAGAGGTTACTAAAATGACTACTACAAGAAACCTATTTAAGAATCAATTAAGAGGTCGTAGTGGTAATATGTACGTTCCAGCCCTTAAGATGAACCCAGCTAAGGTAAAGGTTGAACAGATGACCTTCCTTGTTGATGTCTCGGGTTCGATGGATGAGCGCTCTATTTTTGGTATTATAAACGATATCGCAACTAGAGTGAAGAAGATAGGTCTAGATAGGGTTAGGCTTATTACATGGAATACTGGATTTGTACAAGACTTGATGATAAGAGATTTTGAGCCTAAGAGAGGTATGCTTCGTATTGGAGGTGGTACTGATCTGGCTAAAGGCTTAAAACATATCAGAGAGCTTGACGAGGGTGTACCTATTGTAGTAATATCTGACCTTTGTGATGACATGAAAGCTTGGAATAGAGAGTTTGATAAAATAAAAGATCCCAAGTATGTTGTTACTCTAGGTCATGTGAATAAAAGTGACGTAAAAGCTATAAACAAGGACGTTAAAATCTTTGAGAGCGATTACGATTAAATAAACAACCGATAATCTTTAACTAACTAATATATGATTTTGAGTATTGACTGCGGATACGGCCATTTTAAGTACTGTATCTATGATGAAAAACAAAAGAAAATTATTAAGTTAGATAAAGAGGTTACAGGTGTGATAGAGGTGCCAGAAGGAGATTCATCCATGGTTACCTCTGTTGCAACCTACCACCACTTCGATGGAAAAAGGTATTTAGTAGGTGAGCTGGCGACAAAATTAGACCGGCTCCCTATTGATACTTTAACTTACGAGGGATTCAAGGAGGTAGGACCAATACTAATCTCTTATCTACTTAACAAATTCCAATCAGAGGGAATCGAAAAGATAGCATTGGGGTTGACCCCCGTTATCTGGGATAAGCGTGAAGATTACAAAAGCTATATCTTAGAGAAACTTAATTTGCCTTCAGAAAAGATTGACATTCACGTTCAAGGTCTTTCAGGTCACGCTACTTATTCACAGTATGGACTAGATATTGAACCTAATGGAAAGATATCTATGGAGGATAAATCAGCTAACTATTTCGGTCTTGATGTTGGATTTAATACGATAGATACTTACCTTGTTTTAAATAACTCTCTCCTCGATTATGGGATTAAAGGGTTTGCAAATAAAGGTGTAGTTCTTGTAGCAAATAAAATTAAAACCCATATCTTTGAACACCTTGGAATTTCTATAAATGATGTTGAAGCTAAGGAAGTAGTAACGATGGGAGGCTATAAGAAGAGAGGTAAGTTCCACGATTTATCAGACAAGATCACTGAGTTTATCGTAGAGTATCTAACTTCAACTTTCAATATGTTAGAGGAGGAGTACGGAGATCAATTTAACAAAGTAGACAATATTCTTCTATTTGGCGGGGGAGCCGAGATAATTAAAATCTACATGGAGAAGTCAGACGTTATTAGAAATACAATAGCTGACCTTTATGGAGATGAGTTCCTACTACTACCAAAAGATAAAGCAGAGTATTATAACACTATAGGCTATTCACTATTAAGCAGCAATAAACAATAATGAAGACAGTAACATTTGTACACACCTCAGATGAATCAATTTTAGAGGCAGTAAAGAAAGCATTATCAGAAGGTTACGGTAAGGAGTTTGAGAATACTTTAATCACATCCGAAGAATTACCTGAACCTGAAGAGAATTTCCTAAAAACCCAGTGTATCCAGTTTCAAGTTAAGAGAGATGTAGAGGCTATGATTTCAGCTGATACCATTATAATTGACACTAACGACTGGAACCCTCATACTTGGTTTACTTTAGGAATGGCTTATAGAGTGGCTTGGCTTAAGAATAGAAAGGAGCTTATTACAGTTGGAGAGCATGGTATAAATGAAATCCAAAAGTACCTGGAAGAATGGAATGATGTATATAAAAATTGGGTAAATGGTAATCCTGTAGAGTTTAAGTTTGACGTTAATAGAGCTTCAGATGTTCTTGCTTGGGTTAGACTTGGATACCTTTGGGGAGATGTAAATAATAACTACCATATCGTATCTAAACTTGTAGGAGACCCTCAGCCTAGTGATTACATTATTAAGTTTTTATCAACCGATGTAGCTTATGAATAATATATTTGAGTTTCTGATTAAAAAGTTACATGTTATTAAGTTAGCCGTTTTAGCTCTTATTATTGCGGTCGTGTGGTATGGATATAGAAGTATGGTAAGAGTAGAACCTAACTATGAAGGTGTAATGATGTCTAACTTTGGAAGGAATGGGAAATCTGATTTTAAGGTAGTAACGGGAAGACAATGGACTCTACTGCCTGGAACGAGATTATACCAAGTGCCTATGTTTGAGACTTCAGGAGATCCGGATCAGGTAACTATTTCAGCTAAAGATGCAGGAGTATTTACAGTTGACCCTTCCTATCAGTATCAGCCTATCAGAGGTAGAGGTGTAGATATTGTATTCAGTTATAAGCATCTTGGAGTGGAAGACCCTAAAGTTATGCTGGATAATGTAGAAGTCTCAATCTTAAACAAACTCGTAGTAAATGCCTATAGAGAAGAAGCTAGAGAGTATACTACAGATGGTCTAATGAATAACCTGAACGAGTTTGAAAAGAAGGTAGAGAATAGACTTAAGAAGGACTTTGAGGCTAAACACTTTCAACTAACTAACTTAACTTCTGGACTTAAACCTCCTAAATCAATGGAAGATGCTATAGAAAGGAGAAACAACATGATCCTAGAGAAAGAGAAAGTTCAGAACGAGTTGGAGGTTTCTAAAATGAATCTGGAGAAAGCTAGGATAGAAGCTGAAACAAATAAGGTTAAATCCAAAGGTCTAGACGAAAAGCTACTGCAAGAAAAATGGATAGACGCTATTAGAGAGACTGAAAATAAGGTGATCATTACGGATGGAAAAGTCCCTGCGCCTATAATTATAAAAGAGTAAAGAAAAAAGATGAACAACCAAACAAAAATATATCTCCTACTGTTTGCCATAATCCTGAACATACTTCTCATTGGTTACAGTTTTAATTATCGGCCAGCAGTGGGAATGGTTGTCTTCGTTTTAGCAATATTAATCTGGAGTTACTTTCCTTACGATAAATACTTTAATAAATGGAACAAACGGAAAGAAGAATAGTTGATCATTACGAGGATATAGCATTTGACTTACACTACCCTCACTACTTCAGCTATAGTTACGTCGGTACTCCCATTACAGTTAGGTATAAGGAGGGACAGTTAATTAAATCCTCACCTATGGACAAAGAACTCACAGAAAGTTTACCTAAAGAAGTCAATCCCGCTATTACAAGGTTAAAGTGTATGTTAGTGGAAAATAGGCTTGTTACGGGAGATTTTAGAGTTATTGTCTATGATATATCAGTGAACTCAAAATTAGGGGTTAAATACGGATTCCTTGAGAGCCTAAGACCTATGAGCAATGATAAGTTCTGTGTTGGTGAAATATTTGGATTCCTCACTGACACCCTTATAAAACCTACCATAGTTAAGATAAAAGATTGGGAAGGGTTTGAAGCTCGTATAGATGGGTTATGGCACTTTGGAGAAGAAGAGTTTATTTACAGCCTTAAGGAGAGAAAACTATTAGATGTAGAGGTAGAAGGACTTAGCGTAACTCTCCAGTACGACCACGAGAAAGATATGCTTATTCCTCACTTAAATATAGCTGGGGATAGGATTGGTGGTAAGTGGACTAGATTGGTAGAAGTTAAAGCGAATGACGTAGCTAAGAAAGGAGTAACAAAAGGGTGTAAGCTCCTAGTTGATTGTAACGCTGAGATTGTGAACATACTAGAAAAAGGAGAACCTGAGGATATAGTATGTAAGTGCGGAACTAAGCTAGGTAAGGCAGATGTTATAGGTAATTATTTTAAGTGTAGTAATGAAGATTGTCAGCAAAGTTGTAACTCTCTCATGTCGATGTATATGGGAAGAACAATAGACTCTGAGTACTTCTTTAAGCTTCTAAGGCTGCCTAACTTTAAGTTCAAAACCCGAGTAAAAGAAACTTGGTGCCTCTCAGATCAATTAGCTATAAGAGATTTCGAGAGTTACCTTAGATATTTAAAACAAGGAACGAACTTAACAAAGGCACAAGAGAAGGCAATAGAAATAAACGCACTTAGATTGTATAACTTACTTAACGATGATTAAACTACCAAACATAGAACTCCCAGATAAGAATATAGAGACAAGTGAGTTCATAGATTATACGATTCACAAAGGTTATAAGATGGAGACTTCTGAAGACCCTTACTCTCTGGAAATGATACTGGTTGGTAAGAATGTAACAGAAACCTACCTATATAATCCTGTAACAAAAACATTAAGTAAGGTAAAAATAGAAGGGGAAGGTAAGCAGGAAGTTAGATGGAGTAGTTTGCTATATTTTACAGATGCTCCTATACTAGTCCTATCTCAAAGCTTATCTATATTCCTACTCTCTATTTCAATCTTCTTTACCTCTTTCTTATCTGGAGTTATTCTATTAGCGGCTTTAGTTTCAGTTATAGCTTTGGCAGATTACGGTTGGAAGAGTCATAAAATGTCAAAAGTAACGAAACCGCTCTGGAAATATAAGAAGATGGTAATAGGGGTTTCACTTACAATAATGTGGACACTAACTTTACTAAAAATAATAACACTGCTAGTAAAATGACAAAGATAATAATTAAAAAGAGAGAGGTATTGCTTGGAGTAGTGAGCGTATCTTCAGAGGATTTTAGAGATGCTGATAAAGTTGACGCTCTAATTAAAAACAAACTACTCGATAAAATAAGTAAACAGACTCCAACTTTTAGTACAATTCAGGAGTTATTCTTACACTATTGGAACGCTTATGGACTTGAGGTTTTCCCGTTAGATATTGAAGGAGAATTAGAGCTTGTAGATGATATGACTTATGGGCTTGTTAGATTTCCACTAGATAATAATGGTATACAGAAAGGACTCATAAGACCATACCAAGCAGGAGGAGTAGCTGAATTGGGGAAAGTGGTATTAGATTATATGTACATCCCTTCAGAAGACTTTTTATCAGGTATTTCAGAGATGAGCTTAGATTTACCGCTGAGAACTGCTGAGGTTGAGAATATGACTGAATACCTAAGAACAAGAGGAGTAAATATAGAAATTGTAAACTACCATGAATAAGTATCTAATAATAAGCCACTACAACGGACTAGAATCTGATGGGGCTATAATAAAGATTGAAGAAGGAGAATCCACATTAAACCATCTTATAGAGTATATTTCAGACAGGGAGGATTTAATGGGACAGACGAGACCTTATATCGATGCATTCAAACTTAAGGAACTAGACGAGAGCGGAGCGTTTAACTCTATAACTCTTGCAATGGCTCCTTATGGTTTTCAAGTAGTATCTGTTAATTATGAAGGAGAGATTGAAGATGACAGAGAAGACAAGTGGGTAGTAATCGATAATGAGAATAACGTAAAATTCATAACTACAGATAACATTGACCAAGAAGAGTTAGTGAAATTTGTTACTGTTATGCTGAGTTCTCTAAAGGTTTCTAAGACTATACTGAACAAAGAGGTGGAGAGAGTGAGAGCTAATAGTGACATTCTTAACATCGATACACTTTCAGGATTAGGTATTATTAACTCTTTATTGTTTACTCATGGTTTTAGATCATTCTTTTGTTAGTGCAGCAGCCAAGATAGGAGATGGGTTATATGGTAAAGGGTTCTTGAGATTAGAGATTATAAATGGGCAGTATATGCTTGTAGGGGAGGGTGTCATAAACGTAGATCATCTTATTAGGAGGTTTACAAGAGTTAAGACAAGTAAAGCTGTTTTAGCTCCTAGTGATACCTTTGCTTTATATACAGGTCTTAAGAATCTCATTGACTATTATAACCTAAGTATGACAGACGGTAAATTCTCCAATGACCTACTAATAAATCCAACAGAAAAGGGAATGGAGGTTTATGCGTTTATGAAAGATAGAGTGGAATTAGTATGCAAATTAGAGTTCTTTTCTTCGGAGAGTTCTTTTATGATGTGGTTACTAAAGAAGCTAGGTAAACTTGATTAAATTAAAGACAAAAATAGGGAGCAGCCCGGGGTTAAATTTCCTCAGGTTGCTCCCTTTAACTTTATTTTTTTTTGCCTTAGATACTTACATACGGCGTCTTTTGAACTTTATATTTGCTTTGTAGAGATGAAATAGTCTGTCCAAAAGTCTTCTGAAAATGCGGCATATCTCTGAATCTCCAGTTTCCTCCCCATTCCCATCCATACTTCTTAAATACAGCAACAATCTCTAGCCAATCCGCAACTCCATCTTTATCTGAATCCATCTTAGCGTCCCAACTTACCTTGGTTCCGTCTTTTGATAGTAAGCAGATGTCGATAGCAAGACCGTAGTTATGGTATGATTGACCTCCTCTTGCATTAGTTACGATAGATCCTTTTACAGTTCTACCTTGTGCATAAAGTTTATCTTGTTCTGCGTGTGTTCTAAGTGTATGAGTGAATCTTAAAGTGTAGTCACCAGTAAGTTTAGCTGATGCTTCTTCTAAGATTTGTTTTGCTTCTGTTCTCAATTTAGGATGTAGAAGCTCTATTCTTTGTAGTGATACTTTGTCTAACATGTTCTATTATAAGTATTTTTTGAATTTAGTCCTTATCACCCAAATACTTCCAGCAATAAGGATAAGTATAATAAGAATCCACCAAGGGAAAGACCGATTATCTGCATCTACCTTCTTGACTCGCTCGTGGGATTTAGTTTCCGTATCTTTCTTAATTTTAACTTCTCCCTGAGCCTTCTTATTTACTTTATTTAGACTGTCTATTTTTCTTTCTTCTTTTGTCTCTACTGCTTTATCCGTGGTTTTATTAGAATTTACATTAGAGATAGTTCCATTCTTTACTTTACCTTTATAGAGCTTATCATTAACATATACTTCAAATTCAGCTTCCTCATTCTCGTTAATTGGAGTAAAGTAGAATTCGTCTGTGTTAATAAGTTCTTTTAGGTTCACCACTTCTTTCTTCTCCTCTACAACTTTATTTTTAACTACTGCTGCAGAGTCTACTTTCATTGAGGATACTGAATCAACCTTTTCTACGATTTCTTCTTTCTTCTCCTCCTTAAGCACCTTACGAGTTCCACATGATGTTAGAGCTAAAAGTAAGGCTACCATTAAACTAAGATAAGTACACTTTTTCATTGTCAACTATTATAAATTTTCGTATATGTCCTAAATAATACTCCTCTAAGACTAAAATGTATCTAGAGTGTGTAGCTCCTGCAGTAAGATTGTCTACCCCTTGTTTATGCTGATCTGGCAAATTACTCTGTCTGTGGTCGTCTTTTTTAGGTATTTTATTTTTCACTATCTCCAGAGCCTTAAGAAACTTTGAGAAATCTTGGTTGGCTAGTTTGGTTAGTTTCTGTTCTATTCCAGCCACGATTTTCTTTTGTTTGTAATGCTCCTTCTTAATTTCTTTGTTTAGTGAGTCGATCTTTGCTTGGTTATCTAGAATCTGCAACACATCGTCTCTTACTTCCTTAGGTACTATTAGAGAGTCTCCATCTTTCGTCACTAATACTACCTTGTCACCTTCTTTAACTTCTAATTCTCCGCTCGTATTTTGTGCACTGCTAGTAAACGGTAAACACATAAGTAGAGCCATTATATTTTTCCACATAAGCCTATTTAATTAATTTGTTCACGTTTGTATCTACTTGTTCGTATTGATCTGTTATTTCTTTACTTTTCTCTAGTCCACCTTGTACATTCTCTATTTGGGTTGTTTGAGCTTGTTGTAGTCGGTGGATAAGTTTGATGTAGACCTCTAGCTCCTCGGCACAATCCTTCTTCGCTAGTTCTGCTATCTGTTTCTCTTTCTCTATAAGTCTATCTTCGTAGGTACCCTTTCCCCAAACTATAATACCTATGAGACAGATTACGAGAACAACTAGAAGCCACTTTTGAATATTGTCCGGAAGATCGATACCACCTAAACCTTGATTGCTTAGTTCACTACCAGAAGATCTATCCTCTCCGTTTTCCTCTGGTATTTGGTATTCTTCTTCCATCATGTCGTTTTTATATTCTTTCATTTTCTAATCTCTTACTTCTACTTTAGTTTCATTATCATCACATATATTTTTCACATCTAATCCTGCAACTCCTATGACTAAACTGCCAGCTTTTCGTTTCCACTTATAGGTTACCTTCCCCTCCATCTCGTCTGTAAAAATCATATAATCCCTGTCAGAGCTTAGGAGTAACTTATCGTGAGCCACATACTTCTTTGCTGCCTCTTCCCCAAAAAGGTCAACATCAGATTTGTCTATCACGTCCGTCACACTATACTCATGCTCAAAAGATTTATTAACGTAGATGTAGTAACCCTGTTTATCCTTAAGCCAGTACGAAAATGGTGAATCCCAAGATGAAGATTCTAAGAGGGTTAATAGTTTCTCCTTCTCAGACATCTCTTCCCTTAGACGCTCTACCTTGTTGTTGAGCTTAGTGATATCGTGTCGTTGCATATTGATGATGTTGATATACTCGTTACTCTTACTTTGTTTATTCTGTATGAGGTATTTAAATATATAACCTAAAAGTATACCTCCTCCTCCCGTTATTAAAATATTCACTAAGTCCATTTTATTAATTCATATTTAGTTAGACAGGAGAGAGATTTTTGTTCTCCCTCTCGCTGTGCTTGTTGTTTTGGTTATATCGGTTTACAATTAACTACCTTTATGGTAAAATTGATCCTTAGATATAGCACTACTTGCAAAATTATGCAAATCCATACCCTCTACTCTACATATTGGCCAAGTAAGATCTCCTCGTAATCCGGAAGGATCGCCAATACCTGAATAAGAACCATCTGGATTCACTACATATAATTTCTTAGATGGTTTGTAGTTTCTACTATTTAGACTACTTCTAAGATTCCAAGTACTAAATCTTCTCTGTTCCTTAACCACGTATCTAATATACTGCATATTCTTACCACCTCTACCGTAATTAGGGTCAGTTAAGTAGCTATGATCTTCCTCAATATCTTCGTAAACTACGTTACAAGATTTACCTAGAATATCTGCGGTGTTTGATGTTTTGACTAACTTGCCTGTTTGCGGATTAATTTGTAAGAAATGATGAAGCATAGTATCCTCATGTTTTCTAAAGTTACTTGAAAAATCCTTAACTAAACCTAGATCGAAAATACTAGGATGATCTTCTATACGAATTTCATAATCCATACCTCTTCCTCCGGAATATCCTCCATCATATCTAAATCCATTATCAGGTTCATTTAATTCAGACCAACGCTGTTCTTTTCCATATTGACGATATACGCCCGGACTTTCCTCATAAGTTACATAAGGTATCTCGTTTGCTTCAACAGCGAAATCTAAGAATTCATCAAAAGATTTAATACCATTTAATACCCAATACCAATGAGAACTTATTTTTTCTCTATTATTTGAATTAACTAAGGAGAATCTCATTTTACCATTTAACATAGGAGCTTGGGATGAAGTACTTATTTCAGGTCGTATTATATAATAAATCAGCCTTTGATTCATTTTTAGTTCAGAAACATTCAACACTCCCTTGTATATTCCAGTTGTAGTATCTTTAGTTAATCTGGTTTGCAACATATTAAATCCAGATTCATTATATTGATTAATTATGATTTGACCTGCCCCTGCACTACCAGTAACTGTATTAGAAGTAATAGCGGTCATTGCTGCCATTTCTCCTGAATTATTATCCGCTAGTCTCTTAGACTCTGCGCCTATTGGTGTAAACTCTATCTCCATGTAGATAGGTGCATCTAACTGAGTATTATCAAATGAATAGAAGGTATTTATAGCTCTAGATAATTCATGTTTAGGTCTTTCAGAGATGAATTTAAACTTATCTGATGAACTAATTCCCTTAGTATTATTTCTAAAATCATTTACCACTTTTAAACTATATCTAAAGTCTCTTAATTCAGATAGGTCAATTTTAACAGTTTCAGTATACTTCTGGTACCTTACTCCATTAACCTCCACATTATACTTACCTCTAATTAAGAAGGTTTTCAATCCAGACCTCTTAGCTATGAAAGGTAACCAAATCATTCCTCCAGCCTCTATCCTACCGAGAGTACTATGAGCTGGATATCTAAGATCCCATGGAACCTCAGGCGGCATATATTGTTTCCAAGTATCTGATCCATCCTCAGGCATAATCTCAATACCCACAGTCTTAATCAAGTTATGTGGATCTATTGAATCGTCATAAGATAGAGCTGCTTTAAACACATTATTCTCATCTTCAAGTTTTCTTATAAAGTTATTATCTAAGAAAGAGATTGCATTTATACCTCCTCCGGTAGTTGGAATACCTATTACATGAGCCCCCTGTGAAGCAAACGTTGTATTAGCGTCTCCTAAAGTTAAATCATATGTAAACTTATTATTAGCAGTAGGATTCATGCTGTTGACTATCTGAAGCGCTGACTTTTCAGTACCCTTATGAATCAATCCAGCTCCTTGTAAGAAGTTCATCACAGACAACACAAGTACAGCATTAGAATGTATCTTCAAACTAAACGACTTAATAGCAAGTAGAGGAACATTATTATAGTAAACATCTCCTCCTTGTGCATCTTTAGCTCTAGCTCTTACGTCAAATCTAATCTCCTCTATATCCTTGGCATTATTAAGTTGAGCTGCTAATCCTACATAGTCAACTTTAACCTTATCTCCCTCTATTGTAATGAAAGGTGCAAACTTCTGTGAATCTGCTGGAAGGTTAACTATAGAATACTGAATCTTACTCTTATCAACTGCCCCTTGTACTTTTGGTTTTAACTCGTAAAGAACTGGAGCTGTAGGGTAAGCCTTGTACTCTTTATATGCTTTAGTGTAGTTTATGTACTTATCTTCAACTGAGCTACTATCTTCCCAACTAATAGATTTAAATAAGTCCTTAAGGTTAATATTAGTTGTATAAGGATCAGACCATGCATTACTATCAAAGCCTGTCTGGTCTGTATATATCCCTACTAATCTAATTGCATGATCCCCCGATAACTTCTTAAGGTCTACTAAGTTATTTACTCTCATCTTAATTGGTGTACCTACAGGATAAGCTTTATTAACTTGCAACATCTCCTTAAGCTCTCTTGGAACCGTAGTAAACTTAACATGACTCGGAGTGAATTTCATATGAGCCCCTGCGTATAGTGTATTAGGAGTTATTGTCATCTCATAGTTATTATTCTGAGAGTCGTAGTTAAGGTCTATGGTATGCGCTACGTCTAAGATTTCCGGTTTTAAGATTCGTTTAAGAGTTACCTCTGTAGTTACAACGTTTGATGGTAATTCCTCTCCGTTATAATCAGCAAAACCTTGAACCTTAACCTCCATTGTCTCATTATCCTTAGCCTCTATATCCTGTTCAATGTGGTAGATTTTAGGGTTATGAGCATCTTGAGTGAATCTTGGTGCACCTACTGCCACTGCTCCAGTTACCACTAATTTCTCCTTAAGTGTACCTGAACTGAATCTAATTGTCCCCGTTAAAGTTACATTCTTATTAGGGTCAGTTGTTCTTCTTCCAATTACGAGTTTATCCATCTTAAGTAGTGGTGGTATTCCTGCTAGAGCTACTGCATTCTTATCAATAACTATAGTAATACGCCCTCTCTTTTCTGAGTTTGCATTGTATAGTTTAGAATTAGGCTCATCTGTTGTATCTTTAAATATCGCAGGGAGCTTAGACTTATCGATTGTAGCTATTATATTTGTTGAATCTACTGTTACATTTATAGCAGTCTCAGGGATCTCTTTCCACTTACTATCATCCTCAGAGACAAACGCATTAGTGATAGAAGATATACCATGCCATTTTGAACCTAAGTTGTGTGGAATAGTTACTGTAGTGTCTGAGAAGTTATTGATAGTGTAAATTCTAGTTATACTTCTATTATCCAAAACTTCCATCAATACCTCGTAAAACTCTCTTAGTGATTTTGGAGTAACTACCGTCCCGTTTGTTCTTCTAAAAATTGGTATATCATTCTGGTTAACTGTACTCCAATCTGAGAAATCTCCTATATCCAGTTTCTTTAGGTTCAGTACTCGCCCTTGTGTTGCAGCTAAGGCATCTCTAGAGTTTGTACTATTAAGGTGATCTACTACATTCCCAAACGACTTAATAGAGGTAGTGAACGTAGCCATCATTTTCTCCATAATCCCTCTATAATCGTAAGGGTTGCCACCTAAGACTTTCATATGGACTAGCTTGTTGGAATCCTCAAAGTAAGTCCCATTTCGATAAGCAGGTAAATTTTGAGCTACAGTATCTAAGTAAGTATCTAGCGTAATTATAGTTGTAAGCTGCTCATCATCATAAGTTATAGCGGCTCTATCCTCAGGTAGTAAGAATTTAGAGACGTCAACTGTTGGAGTATAGTACCCTTCCATTACAGCATCAGGAATATTAGCGTAAATACAAATCTTAGCTACACTCCTTTCTGTAAATAGTTTCCCTCCTGTTAGTTCTTTGGATAGGAAAGCTGGTACATAATTACTAACTCCACTAGCTTTATATTTTATCAGAAACCCAACGAAGGACTTATTATAGAATCGGTTGATGAACTCTAATTTGTAGTAGTCTCTGTCAATTCTATAAGCTGTAACTATATCTCCAGTCTCTCTAATTATATCATTAAAAGACCCAGAAACTAACCTAAACTCATTCTCTACTTGTGCTGGTGTAGTTGATGAAGTTAAAGGTGTTCTGTTGGAGGTTATATAGTCTACTTCAAGTCCTGTTAGTTTTATTTGGTTACCACTCTCCCTGTCTCGTTTAAATTGTAAGAAGGAAGAGGATGGTATTAATTTTATTTTGTATTCTGTCATGATAACAAAATTAGTAAAAATTTATTTGTTTATATTAAAATTATCTCTATATTTGCACTTATGAATTACT